TTCTCATTCAGATAAATTACCTAACCCAACTGGGTATAGGATCCTTATCCTACCGTTTACTCCTCCAGAGAAAACAAAAGGCGGCATTATGTTAGCTAAACAAACTCTTGATAAAGAGCGGATAGCTACCATAGTTGGGCTTGTTGTACGACTAGGCCCAGATACTTATTCCGACAAAGAAAAATTCCCAGAAGGTCCATGGTGTAAAGAGGGCGACTGGGTGATTTTTGGTCGCTATGCGGGAGCTAGATTTAACATTGAAGGCGGCGATATGCGTCTCCTCAACGATGATGAAATTTTAGCCACTGTTAATAACCCAGAAGATATTCTGCAATAAGGACATTAAAATGGCTGAGTCACAAGAAATTGAGTTAGAACTTCCAGAGGAAGAAGTAGATATTCATGAAGCTGATGTGCTTCAAGAGTCGGCTCAAGATGTAAACTTTTCTGCTGAAGAGGAAACATCTAACGAGAGCGAACTTAATGAATATAGCGATGGTGTAAAGAAACGCATTGATAAGTTGACTTATCGTATGCGTGAAGCTGAACGTCAGCGCGAAGAAGCAGTAAAACTTGCTAAACAGATGGCTGAACAAAATGCTCAGCTTCAGACTAAACTTCACTCTTCTGATTCTACTTTAGTTAATGAATATGCTTCTCGTGTAGAGAGTCAAAAAGAACAAGCACGAAAAGCTCTGAAAGAAGCTCAAGAACTTGGAGATGCTGAAGCCATAGCTTTAGCCACTGAAGCAGTTGCGAAAACTTCTTTGGAAGAGCAAAATGCTCAACGACTGAAACAAAGACAACAAAGACCAGCAGCGCAACAGCCTCAACAGGCGGTTCAACAACCTCAGCAGCAAAATTTACAACCTGCTCCTGTTGACCCAAGAGCTGAACAATGGGCAGAGGAAAACCCATGGTTTGGTGAAAATGAAGGAATGACCTATGCTGCAATGGGCATCCATCAGAAATTATTAGGTGAAGGAGTTCCTCCAAATACGAAACATTATTATGATAGAGTTAATAGTGAAATTAGAGAACTTTTTCCGCAACAGTTCGCCGATGAGACGAAAAACGTGAAATCCCCTGTAGCTGGGGCCAGCCGTGGTGTTGGTTCTGCAAAGAAAGGCTCACGCAGTGTGAAACTCACTCCATCACAAATGGCTATTGCCAAACGTATAGGAGTGCCCTATGAAGAATATGCAAAATATGTATAAAGGAGATGACAAATGACAGATCGAACCTCCAGATCTGCTGATACACGAGCAAAAAAAGCTCGCAGAAAAACATGGCAACCACCTTCAATGTTGGATGCCCCAGAAGCACCTGAAGGATATAAGCACAGGTGGATACGTGCAGAAGTCAGAGGACACGATGACAAAGCGAATATGTCTAAACGTATTCGTGAAGGATTCGAACCAGTAAGAGCAGAAGACCATCCAGAGTTTGACTCTCCTACAGTAGATGACGGAAAACACGCGGGTATAATTGGAGTAGGTGGTTTGGTTCTTGCAAAAGTTCCAGAAGAAACCGTAGAAGAAAGAACTGATTACTTCGCAAGAAGAAGTCAGGAACAACTTCAGGGAGTAGACAACGATCTTTTGCGAGATAGTGATCCTAGAATGCCTATAAATAAAAGAGACATTCAAAGGAACTCTAAGGTTGAATTTGGCAGTCGGAACTCAGGTTCTGATTAATTTATCACTCTAATATGAGGGTTTAATAATGGCTAATACGGATGCACCTAATGGGTTCACTCCTGTAAAGTCCCTGTACGGGGGCACGGTTAGACCCAAGAAATTGCGTATTGCAAGTGCATACGGAACCGCTATTTATAGCGGTGATGTTGTCACACTTTCTTCGGGTTATGTCAATCAGGCGGGAGCAACCTCAACTCCTGTTGGCGTGTTTTACGGTGTGTATTACACGGCTACAGATGGGACTCCTACGTTTTCTAAATCGTGGACTGCAAGCACAGCTACACTTGGCAGCGCAGATGCGGAAGCATATGTGTATGCTGATCCTGGCATTGTGTTTGAAGCACAGTTTACAGCAGGAACTCCTGCAGTAAGTTTTATCGGCAATAAGTACACTTTGAGTACTACTGCTGGTAGTTCTACTAATGGACGTTCAAAAGAGGGTGTAACAGCCACTACTTCTAGTGGTGTTGCTTTATGTGTCGGTTTTGTAGATTCCCCTAGCAATAGCATCGGTGCTAATGCTCGGGCGTATTTTACATTCCCAACTAACACCTTCGCAGTTTAAGGAGAGTAATTAATGGCTATTAATAGAGCACAACTCGTTAAAGAGCTTGTTCCTGGCCTCCATGCTCTCTTTGGACTTGAGTATGATAGGTATCCGAATGAGCATGAAGAGATTTTCGATACCGAAAACTCTGAAAGGGCTTACGAGGAAGAAGTTATGCTAACTGGCTTTGGCGAAGCACCGGTCAAGAGCGAAGGCTCCTCGGTGAACTACGACACGGCTCAGGAAGCATGGACAGCACGTTACACGCACGACACGGTCGCTTTGGCCTTCAGTTTGACTGAAGAAGCCATAGAGGACAATCTGTATGACACGTTATCTTCTCGTTACACACGCGCACTAGCACGTTCCATGATGACCACTAAGCAAATTAAGGGAGCTAACATTTTAAATAATGCTTTTAGTTCTTCTTACGTTGGTGGTGATGGAAAAGAGCTTTGTGCAACTGACCACCCAACCGTTGCAAATGAAGATCAAAAGAATGAGCTGTCTACCGCAGCTGATTTGAACGAAACTTCATTGGAACAGGCGTTGATTGATATTGCTGCGTTCGAAGATGAACGAGGTCTTAAAATCAATGCTCAAGCAAGAAAGCTAATTATCCCACCTGCTTTGCAGTTTGTTGCGGATAGGCTTCTTGAGTCAGCGGGAAGAGTAGGTACAGCAGACAATGATATTAACGCAGTTCGTAACATGGGAATGATTCCTGAAGGTTACACTGTAAATCATTATCTAACTGATACTGATGCTTTCTTCATCAAGACTGATGTTCCTAACGGACTAAAGCATTTCGTTCGTACGCCTGTATCAACGAACATGGAAGGTGACTTTGAAACCGGAAATGTGAGATATAAGGCCAGAGAGCGTTATAGTTTTGGCTTCAGTGATTGGAGAGGTATTTTCGGCTCTCCTGGAGCATAATACCACAGGGGGGCTATGCCCCCCTTTATTTCTGGGAACATAATAGCCCTAGCGACTGTCCCAGCAGACGCTTACGAAGACTCTAGGGCGAAACCTTTCGTAAGGAGGAAAAACCGATGGCTCAGACGACTTTTGCTGGCCCTATTAGATCACTCGCTGGTCTTATTAATTCAGGATACAATGGGGTAGTTAGCTTAACAGCTGATACTTCAATTACTGTTGCTTCTCACGCTGGACGACCACTTCTTTGTAATGATGCAGATGGGAAGTTTACTCTCCCAAGCATCGTTGTAACAGAACCCACAGATAAAGGTGATCCAAATCAATTAGCAAACTTAGGCGCAAGTTTTACGTTTATAGTTGTAACAGCTGCGACTGATATGGATATTTTAACTGATGGTACTGACAAGTTTGTTGGTGGCGTTTACACAGGTGTAGATGATGCAACTGGTAAAACTTTCATCTCAGGTGCTTCTAACGATGTAATTACTCTAAACGGCAGTACTAAAGGCGGTCTTGCAGGAAGCATCATAAGAGTAACTGCTATAGCAAGTGCGAAATATGCAGTAGAGGGAATAACTCTTGGCTCAGGCACACTTGTTACTCCGTTTGCAGACGCTTAATACGGGAGTAAATTGATATGGCAGATGCAGTTACCAGTACAACTATTATTGATGGTACGCATAGAGCAGTCATCCAGATAACCAACCTCAGCGACAGTACTGGTGAAAGTGCTGTCACAAAGGTTGACGTTAGTGCGTTGAATGCTAGAGCCGATGGAACTGCGTGTAGTGGTGTTACTATTGATAAAGTACACCACTCTGTAACTGGTTTCACCCAAGTGCAATTACTTTGGGATGCAACCACGAATACGATCGCATTAGCATTGGCAGAGTCAAGTAATGGACATATGGACTTTAGCGGTTTTGGTGGACTACAGAATACTTCTGGTTCTGGAAAGACAGGAGATATTGCTCTAACTACTATAGGAGCTGCCGCTAACGATACTTATGTTATCGTTCTTGATTTGTTAAAGCATTACGGATAGATGGCTACTTCAGGTACTAGAACTTTTAGTTTAGACGTAGCGTTAGCTATAGAGGATGCATACGAACTAGCAGGACTCGAACTTCGTACAGGTTACGATGCAGTCACTGCTAGGCGTTCTCTAAACCTAATGTTTGCAGATTGGTCTAACAGAGGAGTTCAGCTTTGGGAAGTTGTAGAGGTGTCTCAAACTCTAACAGAGGGAGATTCTTCTTACGACTTGAATGCTTATGATATTGATATATTAGATGCGATAATCAGAAGAACCGTTAATGGTATTCAAACTGATTTTCAAATTTCTAGGGTTGATCGTAATGAGTATTTCAACATCCCTAATAAGAATTCTAAAGCTAGACCCACACAGTTTTATGTAGAACGCACGATAACGCCTAAAGTGTATTTGTGGCCTTCTCCAGAAAACTCGACAGATCAGTTCGTATCGTACAGATGGCAACGTATCCAGGATGCTACCGCCTCTGTTAACGATTTTGATGTGCCTAGTCGATTCTTGCCTTGTTTAACTATGGGGTTAGCTTACTTCTTAGCAGTTAAAAAGAACCCAGATAAAGTTGCTTTATTACAACCGATGTATGAGCAAGCTCTTATGAACGCAATGAGGTTT